ATTTCACTTCACTTGTGCGGCAGCTAGGACTTGTGATGCTTGGAAATCTGGTGGTTCAATTACAAAGGATTGATATGAAAGCTAAACCCAAAACTCCTGCTAAAACACCCGCTAAAAAGGGTATTCCTGTGTCAATCATGGTTGCTATTGGTAAGCCAAAAATGCCAATGCCTATGCGTGGTGGCAGAACTGCTACTAACATGATGAAGAAATCTTCAAGGGGTAAGTAATGGCATCTTTAACATCACCCATTACACTTTTGGACGCTGTTGGTGCAACTGGTGCATCAATAGCCGTTCAAGTTGATTCTGGTCAACCAGCGTTCTTACAGGTTTCAGGCATTACATCAGCTACTGTTGTATTGCAGGGTAGTCTTGATGGAACAAACTGGTCAACTTTAGGAACTGCATTGACCGCTAATGGCATAGTTACTGTTCAAAATGCACCAAAGTATTTACGAGCAAATTGCACAGTTTTTGTTACAGGCACTATCACTGCCAAGATAATGTACTAAGGAGCAACCTTATGAAAAAACCCACAATGGCTCAGAAAAAGATTGGCAAAGTAATGCACGAGTTCAAGACTGGAACTTTGCATACAGGGTCAAAAACTGGCAAAGTTGTTAAGAACCAAAAACAGGCTGTTGCCATTGCTTTGTCTGAAGCTGGTATGACAAAACCAAAGAGGAAGATGAAATGAAGGCTGGACTATACGCAAACATCAATGCAAAACAGGCTCGTATTAAGGCAGGGTCTGGCGAGAAGATGAACAAGGTGGGGTCTAAGAATGCACCTACAGCGGCTGACTTCAAACAAGCGGCAAAGACTGCAAAGAAGCCTAAAAAGGTGAAGTAGATGAAAACACCCACTTGGCAAACAAAAGCTGGTCAAAATCCAAAAGGCGGCTTGAATGCCAAGGGCAGATCATCTTATAATCAGGAAACTGGTGGAAATTTGAAGCCGCCAGTAAAGTCGGGGGATAACCCTCGCAGAGCAAGTTTCTTGGCTCGTATGGGTGGCAATGATGGCCCTGAGTACAAGGATGGTGAACCAACAAGACTGCTTCTTTCGCTCAAGGCATGGGGTGCAACCTCAAAGGCTGATGCAAAGGCAAAAGCTAAAGCTATATCCGCAAGGAACAAGGCAAAAGCGAAATGAGAGCATTATCAGTTGGCGCAAACCTTACAGCAAATACGCTGACAAGCCTCTACACAGTACCAAAAGGGTATTACGCAAGGGTGGTATTGCTACGGGCGGTTAATACTGGTTCGCAAAAACATATTTCTTTTTCTTGGACAGATACCTCTGCATCTGCCACCTATTCTCTTGTATTTGAAACCGCTTTAACTACCAAAACTACACAAGATTGGGGTGGTGTGTCTTATTTTGTGATGGAAGAAGGTGACATACTTAAAGCACAATCTGAGTCGGCATCTACATTTTCAGTAATAATTACTATTGAAGAAGAAGGATTAACAAGACAATGACTTATTTAGAACTTGTAAATGATGTCCTCATAAGGTTGCGTGAGACAACAGTAGCTACTGTTACCGAAACATCTTACTCAACACTAATTGGTAAGTTTGTTAATGATGCCAAGCGTCAAATTGAAGATGCTTTTTCTTGGAATGTTTTGGGTCAAACCATTACAGTTACAACATCAGCATCTACATCATCTTATGCTTTGACAGGTGCTGGTCAGAAGTTTCAAGTAATGGATGTAATCAATACTACAAGCAATGTTGGACTAATCAACATCAGCTTTGTAGACATGAACCGCAAACTAAACTTTACGCCACTTGTTAACTCAATACCTACAGAATTTGCTTTTGATGGCGTTAATGCAAGCTATGACACCAAAGTAAATCTCTTTCCAATCCCTGATGGTGTTTACACAATCAAGTTTGCTTTAACAGTACCACAGGCTACCTTAGCATCAGATGCAACTGTTGTGCTTGTTCCTGACGTTTTAGTGGTTCAGAATGCCTATTCCCGTGCCTTAATTGAGCGTGGTGAAGATGGTGGTTTGACATCATCTGAAGCATACATTTTATATAAAGCTATGTTGTCTGATTACATTGCTTTGGAAGGCACTCGCTATCCTGAGAATCAGGAGTTTGTTGCAGTATGACGCAAAACTTGCAGACTTATAGTGTTCAGGCCCCAGGTTTTTTTGGCTTAAACACTCAAGACTCTCCTCTGACATTAGAGGCGGGATATGCTTCGATTGCCACTAATTGCGTGATTGACCAATATGGACGTATTGGCGCTCGCAAAGGTTACTCAAGGGTTAATTCTTCAAGTGGAAATCTTGGCGCAAATGATGTAAAGGTCATCCACGAACTTGTGCAGCTTGATGGAACATTGACTGTATTGTTTGCTGGCAACAACAAGTTATTTAAACTCAGTTCTACAAATACAGTTACAGAGTTGACTTATGGTGGGGGTGGTACTGCTCCTACTATTACGGCAAGCAATTGGCAATGTGCATCTTTAAATGGAATTACATATTTTTTTCAATCAGGATTTGATCCATTAATTTACGATCCTACTGTAAGCACTACCACATTTCGCAGAGTCTCTGAAAAGACTGGTTACACAGGTACAGTACCTTTGGCAAACATTGCTATATCTGCCTTTGGTCGCTTATGGGTGGCAGAAACAACCTCAGACAATGTAACAATTAGCTTTTCTGATTTGCTTACGGGTCATAATTGGACAGGTGGGACTTCAGGTACTTTGGATGTTTCACGGGTTTGGCCTAATGGTTCGGATCAAATCGTAGGACTTGGCGCACACAACAATTTCTTAATTATCTTTGGTAGTCGTCAGATATTGGTCTATCAAGGGGCAACAACTCCTTCCACAATGTCTTTGTCTGACACTATAGGAAATATTGGTTGTTTAGCAAGGGATACCATAATTTCAACGGGTTCAGACATTGTTTTCTTGTCTAACTCTGGTGTTCGTAGTCTGATGCGTACCATTCAAGAGAAATCAGCACCTTTGCGTGATTTATCTAAAAATGTGCGTAATGACTTGATGGGTTATGTATCTGGTGAAACAAAATCTAACATCAAAGCTGTTTATTCTGAAGTCAATGCGTTTTACCTTTTAACGCTTCCTATTGGAAAACAAGTCTATGTATTTGATACAAAGGCGCAGTTGCAAGATGGTTCAGCTAGGGTAACGACTTGGGATAGCATTGAACCAACTGCATTGTTGTCTCGCAGAAATGGTGACTTGTTGATTGGTAAGAATGGGTATATTGGTAAGTATGGCACTTACCTTGACCATGCCTCTACCTATCGCTTTCAGTATTACACCAATTATGCTGATCTTGGCGATCAAAATATCACATCTATATTGAAGAAGATTTCTGTGGTGGTAATTGGTGGAACTAACCAGATAATTACTATTAAATGGTCGTATGACTTTTCTGCACAATATTACGCAACACAAGCAACTATTCCTATATCTACAGTAGCAGAATATGGAATTGCTGAATATGGTGCAAATGGAATTCCTGTGGCGTACTATTCGTCAGGCATCCAGATTGGGACTTTGGTAGGTCAAGCATCAGGATTTGGCAAAGTTGTGCAAACAGCGTATGAAATTGATATAAATGGTGCTGCTGTGAGTATTCAGAAGATTGAGATTCAGGCTAAAAATGGAAAACTTGGTTAAGGAATAAATATGGCTAATTACACAAAAACCACCAACTTTGCATCAAAAGATGCCCTTGCTTCTGGCAATGCTTCTAAGGTTGTCAAGGGAACTGAGATTGATACAGAATTCACAAATATCCAAACAGCTATTGCTTCAAAGGCAGATGGAACATTTACAAACTTCTCTTTTGTTGAAGCATCGAATGTGTTGTATATCTACAATATATCAACCCCTATAGCAAAGATTGATGCCTCTGGTAATTTGACTGTGATTGGTAATGTCATAGCAAATGGAACTGTTTAAAGGAATAAAAAATGCAAAGTCTTTTTAACAATCAATACAAGAATCTAGCGTCCAAGGGTAGGTATGGCGACACTATGCTTGCCCACATCAATCCTCAAGAAGCTGGAATGTTGAGGGCTATGGGTGGTGCTGGAACGATAAATCCTCAAACTGGTTTGCGTGAGTTTTATGGGATGCAGCCAATCCCAATTTGGCAACAATTTGCGCCAGAGCCAGAGCCATTGCCATCATTAGGTCAAGCGTTAGCACCTGAAGCAGCGCAAGCCGTTGCTCAAGACCTACCAAAAATTACCGTTCCAGAGTATCGTACTGGTGGCTATGGTGGCGTAACACCAGCCTATGAAAAAGTTAGTGATGAATTTAAACAATATGCAGACCTTGGGCCAGCTACAGGCATGGGCGGTGGTAGGCAAGTTCAAGGCTACACAGTACCTACCAATCAAACATTTCAGGGTCAGCCACTTGTTAGCAAATATGACGAGAAAGGTAATTTTCAACATTTGACAATTCAAACAGGCTATGAATTAATCCCCGACCCAAATCAGCCAAACATCATGGCTAGGCCATTGATAAATGAAAAAGGACAGCTTATTGATTATGGAGTTTTTGATAACAATGCCAATGGTAATGGTGGCTTTGGTGATTTTTTAAGCAGCGCTATTCAAGACTTTGGGCCGATGATTGCATTGGGATTAGGTGCTAATTATTTGGCTGGTAGCGGTCTGTTGGGCGGTGCTGGTGCGGCAGGCGGTGCGACTGGTGGAACATTAGCTGGAATGGGTACAGGCGCTGCGGGTGCGGCGGCTACAGCGGCAGCTACTGGAATACCATTAGCCGCATTAACTGCTGGTGGCGCAACAGAAGCAGGATTGTTGGCTGGCGGTGGTTCATCAGGTGGTTTGGCTGGATTTGGCACTGGTGCGGCTGGAGTAAATGCAACTGCTGCCGCTACAGGATTAACTCCTGCCGCATTAGGAGTTACTGGTCTTACATCCGCATTACCAATTTCTGGTGTGCCTACTCCAACGTCTACTCCTCCTGTTGGTAGCGGTAGTCCTTTGTCTGGTGCAACGCCATCTGTTGTTACTCCTGCCGCAACTACTGGCATTCCTCCTGTTGTTTCTGCTGCTGGTAGTACAATTACTCCAAGTATGTTGGATTCCATTGCAAAAGCAACTGGGATTTCAGTAGATACTTTAAAGACTTTTGCACCATCTGTTATCCAAGGTATATTAGGCGCTACTGGCTCTGTTTTAACTGCTAATCAAGCCACTGATGCTGCTAAGACACAAGCAGATGCACAGATAAGGGCGGCACAAATTGCGGCTGATGCGGCTAGGTTTAGACCTGTTGGCGTAACTACTCGCTTTGGTTCATCTAACTTTCAAACTGATGCCCAAGGTAATGTAATTGGTGCTGGATATACACCTAGTGCTGAGATTCTTGGTTACCAAAACCGATTGTCTACATTGGCTAATCAAGGTTTAACTGGTGCAGAAGGCGCACAAGCGGCTTATTCTCCTTTAACTGGTGCAGCACAGAACTTGTTTAGTTTAGGTCAAAGCTACCTTGCTAAGACACCAGAGCAAGCGGCACAAGAGTACATTGCTAAACAAACGGCTTTACTTGCGCCTAGTCGAGAAAATCAGCTTGCTGAGTTACGAAATAGACAGTTTCAAACAGGGCGTGGTGGAGTTGCTACGTCTCAAGGTGGTAACTTGATGAATACAAATCCTGAGATGGCAGCTTACTATAACTCATTGGCTCAAAGCAATTTGGTTCTTGCGGCAAATGCAGATCAAGAGGCTAGAAACCGCATAACTTATGGTGCTGGTTTGTTTGATACTGGTGCTGGTTTGCAAGGTAAATACTATGCTGGTCAAACAGCGGCTCTTGCACCATTTACTAACCCTATGGATGTAACGTCAGGACTTGAGAGATTGGCTCAACAGCCTTTGGATTTAAGCACTGCTATTGGTCAAAAGGTCAGTACAGCTAATGCTAATGTTGGTCAATTAACTGGTCAAGGAATCATCAATGCGGCAGGAACAATGGCTCCAGCAAATGCTTATTCTCTAGGTGGAAACCTTTTGTCTGGTGCGGCAAACAGTCCTGTGCTTGCCAGTGCAGTAAACAAAGCATTTGGCAATACACAGCCAACGCAACAGCAATACACCTATGACCCAGTTTCAAAACAATTTGTGCCTGTTCAACAATTTGTAGCATAAGGAGAAAAGACAATGGCAGCATCAGATATCTTAGGATTGTTTACCTCTCCTGAACAGTACCAGCAAAACCAGTTAGCACAGTTTCAGAATCGTGCTGCTCAAGAAGTACAACTAAGCCCATTTCAACAAGCGGCTTTAGGTGCTAGGACTGCTGGTTACCAGTTAGGTCAAGGGGTTGGCGGTGCTTTGGGTGGTCAAGACCCACAGTTGCAGTTGATTGCTCGTACTCAACAAATTGCTCAATCTGCAAATCTTGCTGACCCTGCTTCATTAGAAGCTGTTGCTCAACAATTAGCTAGTATTGGTAATATGCCTTTGGCTATTACTTATGCTGATAGAGCTAAAGCATTGCGTGAAGAAAAACGTAAAGGCGCAGAATCAGAAGCACTGATTAAGTTTCGTGAGGCTGAAACATTAAAGGCGGGTCTTCCTCCAAAATTAACAGGAGATGAAAGATACATTGCAAATCTTCGAGTTGTTGAAACAAAACTTAGAAATGGAAAAGAAGTTTCTGGAGAAGAATTAGCTGATGCAAATATGTCTGCACAAATGCTTTCCAAGCCAAGATCATTCTTTGACGCAGCATCAGGACAAATGGTAACAAACCCTGCTACTGACCCATCAAAGGCATTTCCTTTGACATTTAAAAAGTTTATTAGTCCAGAAACAACAACTACAGATAATGCTGGAGTTCCAATAGCACCTCCATCAGGAGGCCCTAAAGTTGAGCAAGTTACTACAGGAACTTTGCCTCCAGTGGTTATTCAGAATGTTGCTGATATAAATAAGCAGTTAGAACAAATACAAAATAGAAAACCAGAATTAGATAGATTTTTAACAAGTATTCAAAGTGGTGAAGTTAAATATGATTTGGCAACTAATGCTTGGGATTTTGGTGGGGCAGTTATTCCTCCTATTTTTGGTGGCAAATCTATTGGAAATCAAGTTAAAAAAGATGAAATAGAAAGAGCTTTGACATCTAGAGTAAATGCTGTTTTAAATGCGGCAAAAGGTGTTCAAGCAAAAGATGATGCTAAACGTGCAAAAGATCAAATTGCATCACCAACTACATTCTTAAGTTCTGATCGAATGGCATCAGCTATTCGTGATTTGCAAAAGGCTGAAGCAAGTCTTGCAGAAGAATTAGAAGTCGAGAAACAAACTCTTACATCAAAAGCACAACCACCCAAAGCGGCTCCTGTTTCAAGACCTTCTGTGCCACAACCATCTAAATTACCTATTCAAGGCCAAGGTAAGACTTATTCTGATGAAGAAAAAATACAACTTTTCCAGAAATCAAATCCAAAGAAAAATAGAGCAGAAATTGAGAAGTATTTACGCTCAATCAATCAGATCAAATAAGGATAAATATCATGGGGTTATTTGATTCTTTTCAAAATACAACAAATGCAAGTGAGTTGCAAAACAAGTATTTAACTGACTTTGAAAAAGGAAAGGTTAATAAAGCCAATGATCTTGCTCAAGGGTTGATGCAATCAATTTTAGAGTTAGGTGTAAAGGCTGGCTTAACTCGTCAAGAAACCTTAGACAAACTTAATGCGGCTATTGCAAAACAACCTGCAAAATTAAGTTATGACGATAAAGTTCTTGGCTCTGCTGGAGAAATTGTTGGAGAACTGATGATTGCGGCTCCAGCGTCAACTATGGGCTGGATGGGTGCTGGTAGCAAAACTGCACAAATTTTTAAACAAGGTATGTTTGGTGGACTTTGGGAATATTTTACAAAACCAACTGAAGCTGGACAAGATAGATTAGAACAAGCAAAAACAGCAGGTTTAACCACTGCTGGAACTACTGCTGTTCTTGGTCTTGCTTCAAGACCTTTAGAGAAGATAACTAACTTTGACTTTAAGTCAAACATTGAGTCCGTAAAAAAGGCTTCTGCCTCATTAGGTGTAACTCCTAATTTACTTGGTGACTTTACTGGAAGTGAAGTTACTAGGGCGGCTGAAGCGGTTAGCAAATCAAGAGGCGGTGGTGCTGCTAAGAAACTTAAATCTAATGTTAAAGAACTTGAAAAAGCAAGCAATGTAATTGAAGAAAAAATTACTGGTGGCGCACAATATAGTGGTCAAGCTGGAGAAAACATAGCAAAAGCTATTCAGTCAAATTATAAAAATGCGACAACAGAAGGCGGCAAATTATTTAATGAAGTCGATACACTTGCTAAACAAAATGGATTAACAAGAATTGACCCAGTTGAAACAAGGACAAAAGTTGGTGAAATCATCAATGACTATCCTGATTTATTCAAGAAATTAGAAGCGCCAGCATTAGAGGCAAAGTTAAATGCAATGGCTGGTAAATTAGCTAAAGAAGAAATTAAACAACCAGCAGGTTTATTGGTTGATGAATTTGGAAAACCATTAATTAAAGAAGTTAAAGGAATGCCTGAGTTGACATTCTCTGAAGTTAGAAAAACTAGAGAAGCATTAATTGATGCGTTGCAATCTGCCAAACAACAAAATAAGTTAGGTAGTCAATCTGCTGTAAAAATTGGTGATGTTATTGAAGCAATGGATAAAGACATTGACACATGGGGAACGCAAGCAGCACAAAACTCAAATATTGCAGAAGCATGGACAAAGGCTAGGAATAACTGGCGTGACAATGTTGTTCCTTTGCGTGATGCTGATATGGCTGTTTCTATGATTCGTGATCCAAATTCTGGAGAACTTAAAACAGACATAGCAAAACTTGCAGGAAAAATTGTTTCAAATGAATCTACAGGTCAAGAGGGTGCAAAACGTGCATCATCATTGATTTCAAAGGTTCTACCAGCAGATGTTAAGCAAGATGTGGCAGCTTATACATTTAACACTGCAAGACAAGAGGCAACTGATGCTGCTGGAAACTTTGATCCAATAAAATTCTCAACATTTTTGCAATCAAGAAAACAAAATCTACAGCCATTTGTAGATGAAAATCTTGATAACTTATTGAATAAGTTTAGTTACCTATCTCAGTCTTTGACTAGAAGTTCAACTGGTATGGGATTAGATGAAACTGGTACTCAAATGTTGCGTATGGCGGCTGGACAGGCTCTTGGTGGCCCGATTGGGTCTGCGGTGATGGCTACACCAGTAAATAGGATTTTAGAGTCTATATCTAGGTCTGCTTTTGATACTGGTGCTGGTAGAGCAGTCATGTTATCTGCAAAGACACTTGATGATTTCAGACCTTTAGTGACTGGTAGCGTTGTATCGAATCAATTGCCAGAACAAGCAGGTCAACCTACAGATATAGTTATTCCTCCTGAGTTCACTACTACTCAGCCTGATATTGCGCCAAACCCTAGTCAAATGTCTTCATTTGGAAAAGAAAATCAATTGCCTGCAACACAAGAAGATCAATTTATTATTCCTCCAGAATTGTCTAATCAGCCAATGCCATCTCAAAATATCAATGTAAACGCCAACAAAGACGAGCGACAAGGCATATTTAGCCAAGAATTAGGTCAGTTAATTCAAAGATCAAATGCTGCACAAGCCTCTGGTGACCAAGGAGCATTCCAGCGAGTTACTGGTGACATTAACGCATTGTTGCGTGAAGCACAGAGAAACAATCTTCAGTTGTCTGTTCAATAAGGATACAAAATTGATCCAATCTCTATTTGTCTTCTTGCGGCTGGTTTGGTCAAAAACATCCAAGCTGGCTGTGACCTTTATAAGCAAGCTAAAGAACAGTTTGTCTCTATTAAGCGCACTGCTGATGAAGTTATTGCCATTGGCAAAGAAGTTAAAGGATTTTGGGGGTCGTTGCGTAAACTATTTGGCGGTAGTCCCAAGCCTGAAACTGCAAAGTCTGTGGCAAAGGCTAAAAAGTCTGACTATGTTGCTGTTGACGAAACTCAAGTCAAAGCTGAAATCGTTAAGAACCTAACAGAGTTCTTCAAGTTACAGGAACAGTTAGAAGCGCACATCAGGGAGTCAGAGGAGAAGGCTAGGACTGTAGTTTTCTCTGATGATGTGAACTTGATGGAAGAAGCCCTAAACAGGGTTTTGGCACAGCAAGAGATGGAAAGGTTGGTAGTTCAGATCAGAGAGTGCATGGTCTATCAATCTCCACCTGAGATGGGTGCTTTGTATTCAGAAGTGTTCAGCATGAGAGACATCATTGCTGCGGAGCAAGCAAAAGCAAGGAAGATGCGGGATGCAGAATCATGGCTACGAAAGGAAAGGGAGCGTCTCCTAGCAGAAAAGCAAGCATACCTGTTGGTAACTTTCCTATTCCTAATATACCTATGGATGGTAATAGGTCTGGTAAGCAAGATTGGGAGAACGTAGTGGGATGGATTGCTGCTTGTGTTCTTGTCGTATTGTTGTTACCTGTTTTGGGTATGCTTTACATGGATATATTGCAAACCAAGAATGAAGCACAAGAACAGGTTCAGAAGGTTGAGAAACTCAGAAGGCAGATTGAACAAAAGGAAAGGGAGAAGGTGAAATGAATATTTACTGTATTTGGTGCTTATCTATCCTGTTGGTACTGCTGACGGGTTGTGATGACCGCTTCCGCTACAAGTGCCAAGACCCAAAGAACTGGAGTGAGCCAGAGTGCAAACCCCCAATCTGTACTGCTACAGGTACTTGTCCAGAGATGTTAGTTAAACCCGAACAGGAGAAGAAATGATGCCTACAGTTGGATACAAACCTAATAACCGCATGACTGCTGAAGAAATTGAAGCTAGGGTGTGGGCTTTTGTGATTGTTTGTTTGATATTGATTCTTCTTGGCTCTGTAGCCATGTTTCTCTACGCATTAACTTACGTCACTCAGCCGATGGCTGGAATGGCTCCAATAGACAAGGTTTATACACAGCAAATCAGCACCATTATGGTGTTCATCACTGGTGTGTTGGGTGGTGTTGCTGGTAGGTCTGGTGTCAAGGCAATAGCTACAGCTACAGCCAAGGCAGAAGCCATTGACAACGATGAGCCCCCAAAGCCATGAGTTTGTTTAATCCTTGGGTGCTTTTGGGCATCCTTATGGCGGTAGTTGGGTCGTTTGGTAGCGGTTATTACAAGGGGTCAGATGATGAACTTACTCGTCAACAACTTGAAATTGCTGCACTAAATGCTGAAGCTAGGGTGAAGGAACAAGCCCTAATAACTGCTGTTCAGACCCAATCTACTAAACTTCAAAAGGCAAATCAAGATGCAAAACTTGCTCAACAAAAGCGCAATTCTGACATTGAGTCTGGCGCTCTCAAGTTGCGGCTTTCTGTCAAAGCCCCCGTCTGCCCCGTACATACCGCCTCAGATGCCCCCATTACCAGCGGAGATAGCGTTCAAACAACAACCGAACTTGACCCAGCGTTTGCTCGATCTCTTGTCGCCATCACAGACGATGGAGACAAAGCCATCAGGCAATTGAACGCTTGCATAGAGGCTTACAACAGTGTTTATCAAACTTTGAACAAATCACGTTAAGATTCACGCTGTTGTCATTGATTTAGTTTACTTTAGGGCAACTTCACTGGAGTTGTCATGACAAAACTATCAGACAAAGAGTTTCTTGAGTTATGGGCAACACATCAATCTGCATCTGTAATTGCAAAAATTATGGACATGGATTTACGTTCAATCCAAAAACGTAGACGTCATTTAGAAATTAAATTTGGACAATCTCTTAGCCCAAAACTTTTACCTGTTACTTTAAGCAAACCCGAAAATCCAGCAAGAAAAGAACTTGGGATAGAGAATGGCGTTGTTATTGTTTTTAGTGATGCTCACTTCTGGCCTAGCATCCACACAACGGCGTATAAGGGACTTCTTTGGGCAATTAAAGAGTTTCAGCCAAAGGCTGTTATTGCCAATGGAGATATATTTGATGGCGCTAGTATTAGCCGTTTTCCTCGTATTGGATGGGATTCAACGCCATCGGTAATACAAGAGTTGAAAGCCTGTGAATTGGCAATGGGTGAGATTGAAGAAGCCGCCAAGAAAGCAAGACACAATGTAAACCTAGTGTGGACACTTGGTAACCATGACGCAAGGTTTGAGAACCGCCTAGCTGCCAATGCCCCTCAATATGAGCAAGTCAAAGGCTTTTCTCTGAAAGACCATTTCCCTGCTTGGCATCCATGCTGGAGTTGTTGGCCTACCGAGGAAGTAGCTGTTAAACATCGCTGGAAAGGTGGCATTCACGCCACACACAACAATACAGTCAATGCTGGTGTAAGCATAGTTACAGGGCATCTACACAGCCTCAAAGTCACTCCTTATGCTGACTACAACGGCAACAGGTTTGGGGTCGATACAGGCACATTGGCAGAGACTGATGGCCCTCAGTTTGTCAACTACCTAGAAGATTCGCCTGTCAATTGGAGATCAGGGTTTGCTGTACTGACATTTCATAATGGGAAATTGCTTTGGCCTGAGTTAGTGCATAAGTGGGATGATGGACAAATTGAGTTTAGGGGCAAGGTTTATGACGTATGACCTTGTAGCTTATCTCAGATCTGAAATAAAAGAACTACATCACATTTTGCATGAAACTCAGCTTGCTTTGGCGCAAGCAAATGTCAGGCTTAACAGACGTTCTGAACCCTTAACTGAGGAACGTATCTATACCTTGTATAGACGTAGTTTGGACTGGCGTAAGTTGGCTAGAGACATTGAAGCAGAGCACGATATTGAATAAAAAAAGGGGAGTCCTAAGACCCCCCTGTTAAGGTCAACTGCACTTAAATTATGCCACACGTTCCCAGACTAAGCCATCTTCGTCTTCTACGATCTCTCCGATTTCGTATTCGTCGGATTCTGCGTCTTCGTCGGTTTCGTCTTCTTCGTCAGTTTCTTCATCGCACTGATATTCGTAGTCTTCGGTAACGTCATAGTCAACGCACCAGTCATGGTTTTTTTGGAATTCGATGAATTCCTGAATGATTGCAATCTTGTCAAACTCCATTGTCTCAACAGTCACCTTGTCTGAACCAAAATCCCAATCTGCAATGTCAATCTCAATCTTGTACATGATGTTCCCCTTGTTATGGCATGATCGCCAAGTAAAATAGTATCTTTGATTTATGACAGTCTCTAGCAATAATCCATCAATTTTTACAACGAAAGGTTAAAGAAATGAATTTATCAGCCAATTTTTCTTTGAAAGAACTAACGAAATCTGACACTGCTACCCGCCTTGGGATTGATAACACACCTGATGATGAGGCCATTGACAATCTGAAGACTTTGTGTGAAAAGGTGCTTCAGCCTGTTCGTGAGCATTTTGGCAAGTCTGTGACTATTAATTCAGCTTATCGTAGCCCTGAGTCTAATGCTGCTGTTGGTGGCTCTAAGACTTCAGACCATTGCAAGGGTCAAGCCGCTGATATTGAGATTGCTGGCATTGCCAATGCTGATCTTGCCCAATGGATTATGGATAATTTGGACTATACACAACTAATCCTTGAATTCTACACACAGGGTATACCCGACTCTGGTTGGGTTCATGTGTCTTATGACCCTAATAACCTTAAGAAGCAGGAATTGACTGCTGTTAAGGTGGCAGGGAAGACTCAGTATCTGAATGGACTACAGGCTTGATTTGAGTCTTACAGAAGTGTTTGGGGACAAGGTGTTCAAAGAAGATCACTTCCCCGCACTTCTCACATAGCCATGCTTCACCTCGGTCTACAGTGGTTACTTTATTGCCACGTTGACCATTACGTCTGCCGTAGAAGGTTCTTATCTTGCGAATCATTTACCAATTTTAGCCTTTGAATAGATAAAAAAATCACGCTTTTCTGTCAACGCAATACGCTCTCTTGCGTTTTTACCAAAGGCTTGACCAGCAGCAAATTGCCTAAGTTCTTTGTCTCTTGTCCAAATACTAGGCTCTCCTCGCCAATCAAATACGTTTTTCTTAATCATCTTTACCCCATCGTTTACATAATTGCTTTATTGTTTTACTTTGCTTCTTAGGCTTTTCACACACTTCACTCACAGATTTATCTTTTGCTTTTGCCTGTAATTGTGGAGAAGTCAGAGGTTTAGGTGTATCAGGAAAGAGATTAGTCCATCCTGACACCCCCATAACTATACCGATAATAAGTCGGTCAATCATTCATTATCAACTTCGTTTTGTAGGAAATAAAGTACCCAAACAAGGATGACCCCAAAGGCAATCACTGCAAAACCGCCAAAAGCCATTAACATAAAAGTTACGAGTACATCCCACATTAGACTGCCCTCCACTCACGTTCATTACGCCCTGCTGAAGACTTAACTGTTCTGCCTGTCAACTCAATCAGGTTCATCTTCTGCAACTCGTTTAAACGCCTTGCAACCTGATTTGCCTCTAACCCGCTATGTCTGGCTATCCCATCTTTTCCAAGCGAGCCATAAGCCTTTAAACAGTCCACAATGGTGCTGAAGTGCTTTGAGGCCAAGTCTTTGGCAGCATCAGCGGCTTCATAGCTGGTTACTGGGTCGATACATCTCACCCTGTTAAATATTGGTAAATCAAAAAACTTCTTCACTTCACCACCAAAATGCGTTTTGTCTAACAAATCCATTATCAACTCCTGTTAAGTTAGTTTAATCAACACCATATCTTTTAAATTTACTTTAAAAAACTTCTCTCCACTTTCAACATATTTATTTTTTGATTCTTGTAAGTCTGATGCCAAGACTCTTTTTGCTGTGCAAATAAAAGCCATTGAACCATTCTTGTTAACCGAAATGAAATACGTCTTCATGTTGTTTATCAATAATTTTCTTTTTCTCTCTGGAACATTTAGTGTGTCAAAAGGAAATAAATCTGTCTTCCATGAATTCCTTACCTCAACTTCAACATAACCTATCTTCTTGTTATCCTTGTAAGCGACCAAATCCACACCATAAATGTCTTCATTTTCTACAAGTTTTATCTTGTAGTGCTTATCAAACAATGCAATAACTTTGTCTTTTCCAAATTTATCGTACTGTTCGTGTAAGTTTTTATCGAACTTTTTATCCATGTTAGTGTGTACTTACTTACAAATGCAGTCTCTCCCGCTGTCACCACCTCTGTATATTCACCCTGTGGTTAGATTTGTGCCTTGGAAGGCTGTGTCGACTGTCTGCAATTGACTAATAAGGGGAATTGCAGACAAACACATATACAAGATGCAATTCTCTCACCCCTTAATTCTGTAAAACATCAAAATGGAATATCTTCATCCATGTCTTCAATGGAAGACTTACTCTTTGGTGAGGAAGTGTTCATTTCTTCTTTAGGGCTTACTGCTAACCCCATGAACTTTCCTGTTTTGCCTTCTTTAATCCAAGCTGACAGCCAGTAGGGTTTGCCATTGACTGTAATGTTCCCTTTGTAATCGGGATGATTTGGTGTTTTTTTGTCTTGCTCTTTAAAAAGTACACCTGAGTTATCACGCTGTTCCATGTTTAAACCTTTATTTCATTGAGTTTTTTAACTTTGTCATCCACTTCTGAGAGAAACTGGATAACCTCTTGTTCGAGTTCTGCAATATACCTATCATTGCGCTCGATTCTTTTGACAAACAAATGTAAGTGTTCAGGCATTCGTGGGTCGAAACTCACAAAGTCGCACCAACTTCTGTTTGTACACGCCATTTGCCATTGCATTTGGTCGTAATACTTTTTTGCTGGCTCATCACCAAGTAGTGTGTCAATGTGGGTTGCTGTATTGGGACACTTAATCTCTAAGCATCCATCATCACCCACCAAGCCATCAGGAGAGGCAGCAGACATGGTAATGCGTGGATGGTCAATAGCACCTACCTGATCTACCATATTGCCTGATTTAGCCTCGTATGCGGCTCTAGCAAAGGGTTCATTCTCAATACCCCATTCCATAGCCGCATTGGTGTATGACTCTGCTACTTGGTTTGTCATACGCTCGACTACCAGTTGCGCCATGTAGTTAGCCCTGCTGGTGCTGTAGCCTGTCTTTGTTTTGGCAACAATGTCAGAGATACGAGAAGCAGTAGCTTTGCCGCAACGCTGTGCAAACCATTCGGGTGTGCCTTGTTCAATATCACTCATTTCAATGCTCCTTTACGCTTTTCTTTGGCATCAATCACTTTCTTTTGCCAATTTTTATCACCAGCGCAAGCAGAGTAAGCAGTGCTGTATACATTTTTGAGTTCCTCTAAAGCTGATGCAGCTTCAATAGCCGCTAAGTGGTCGATCATCATTCCTACATCAATCGTTTCGATGTTGCCTGAACCTGTTGTTGAATCAAGCGCATCGTGTTCTAAAAGTTCAAGCACAAGGGTATAAAGGTAACGGCGGTTATAGGTCTGACAAGCGCCCATGTTTTGCACTTCATGGCAACCTTTGAGAGCCGCAGAACCAAAGGGGCAAGTAAAGACAATCTCACCACCACCATCTATATCGACTACGCAAAGTTCTGCTTGTTCTTTGGTAAACGACACAATGCTAATCAGACCGAGTTGGTCAAAGATTTCGAGTGCTGGATGCAGGAAGTCACCAAGTTCAAAGTAGTTATACCCTGCAAATTTGTTGTGTCCTGATTTCTTTAATGTGCGTGACCGCATCATCTTTCGGGCATCAGCCAGTTTCTTGTAAACGCCCATGTTGGCTTTGCTTTTTTCGTTCATATTCACTCCTGTTTAAACTTCTTGAATGTTATTGAAATGTCTGTATGAATTGAGTTCGTGTAAACAAACTCAGATTTCTTGTCCATCAGTCTTTTGGTCGGGTACACCTTTCTGTAAGTTAAAAATTGTTTTGGCAATACTGAATTGGGTATCAAAATCAAAGTAGCGTAATTTGAACCAATTTCCTGATTGGTCGCAACAGTCGATCTCATCGCCTTTAGGCTTTGTGCAAAACGGGCAAAAAAGTTCATCTTGGTTCTCCTCAAGGATTGCGGCAATAGTGTGTTTGAGTCTCATTTGTCCCCCTTGTATTCGTTTTTCAACCAAATGGTACGCAATTTGCGTAGTTCATCATCATCATCAATCAATGGGGTTTTGACGACTCTGTAGAGTTCAAGTTCAGCCCTGCGAGTCATTTTGTTGTCAATGCGATCTTTGATGAATTCAAAGGCATAGTCCCAG